AAAAAATTATTTTTTGTTTGTACCACCAAAAGTTACACGAGTCTGCCTCTCATTATTGATAGGCATACTTGGATGTTGATCCTTATAAAGGTCGTTATCAATTGCTTCTTCGCGAGCTTCTATTTGTTTTCTAAAATAGGCCTCACGAGATTTTGCAACCTCTTCCGGTATCCTTGCCAACACAAGGCCACCAACTCCGATTACTCCCGCGTATTTACCATCTTTGACTTCAGGGTAAATAGATCCAGGATATTCATCTGCTCTTACGAGCTCCCATCCTGATCTAATTTTACCAGTCATATTTTTGGTATCGTCGAAGCCTAAAACTTCAGTACGAATCCATCTATGTCTAAAGCCATCTGGTGCCGGCGGTGCATCTAAAGATGACGGTGGAGTCCAAGTTGTAGGTCTCTTTTCAGTAGATCTAGTTTGGCTCGCACGAGGGGTCTTAATTGTTTTATTTTTTTCCATATGCATTTACTCCTTCGTGATTATATGTTTCGCATATTCTTCAAGTGGCACACCTAATTTTTTAGCAATAGCTACTTGAGAAGGCGTGAGTCTCACAATTTTGCGATTACTGTTTTTTCCACTTCTATTAGCCGAAGCTACATTTTGAATTGGTTTTGCAGTTATCGTTTGTGATGCAGTTGTAGCAAATTTATGAGGAAACTCAAGTCTTATTCTTTTATCAATTTCCGCATAGTATTCGTCACTTTGAGCATCATATCCTTCTTCATCCACAAGTTTCTTGTGTAATCCAAAGGCTGTGTATGTCATTGCCTCATCTTGTCCAAACCACGAATTTTTCTGTGCCCAACTTTGAGCTTTCGGATCTGGATTGATAGGTTGTTCTTGTTGAACAGCTTGTTGTTGATTTAACTGAACCTTAGGTTCAATTTCCTTAGCTTCTGATTGTCTAGCTTTAAGATCAAGAAGTCTAGCTTCTTCATATCCTAATTTAGATATCTCAGTTTGTGCTGCGATTTCAGCTTTTAGATCACCATCTAATCTAGCTTGAGCTAATTTAGCAGAAGCAGATTCTACAGATGATTGTATTCTTTTTTCCATTTCAGAAACATAACCTGAATCTAATTTGGTAAGGCGTCCAGCTAGAGAATCTTTCTCAACTTGGATTTTACGTGCATAGTCGATAGCAGCTTCACGCTGTCTTTCAGCTTCACGCATTTTCTTTGTTAGTTTTGCTATTCTCTTCTTAACACCTTCACTGTAATCTTCTAATTCTTTCTTGTTATCTGTATCTTCGGACTTTATTTCTGTTCCTTGGTCCTTGTTTTCTGTCTCTTGTTTATCTGCCTTAACATCAGACTGCTCATTAGATTGCGCAGGTGTGTCAATGGACTTAACGTTGTCTTTATCATTTGATACCTCTATATCGGTTGATTCAGGTTGCTTAACGTCAAATTCGACCTCGGCTCCTGGACCAGACGTATCAATGTCAACGGTCTTTTCATTTTTGTTTTCTGGCATAGTTTTCTCCTATGTTTATATATAGTGAAGTACATCTTCAGGATTTTTAATTGTCCCTAAGACTTCATCGTCATTTAATAGACGAACTTCACCGCCTTCAATTGGAAGTCTTGAACCCGCATAACGAGCAAAGATCACCCAATCTTTTTCCTTGCACCAAGGGCCTGTTGGATATTTTTCTTTATCCAAATAAGCTAATGGTCCAATCTTTAAAACATAACCGCAATTAGTTGCGATCCTTGCTTTGTCTAAAGATTCTTGTGATATGATTAATCCACCTGCAGTTTTATCTTTAGGTGTAAATGGTAATACTAATAATCTCCAACCAGATGGTTGTGGTAAACTATCAACTAAAGATTCAGAAATATTTTCTGCTCTAATAGTTTTGTCTTCAACTTTTTTATCGTCTTCTTTATATTTTTCCTCAAGACCTAGGTTTATCTTTGGTACTTCCTTTTCCGAGGTCAATAACGTTTCCTTTATCATCTTTTCGCTCCTTTTCATTTAGCAGGTTAGAGATTTCCTGAATTACTGTTTGATAGGCATTTGCCTGTCCTTGCATATACTTATATTTCTCCATGTTGTCAACATTACCAGATATCATAGAATCACCAATTCCTTGGTATTGCTCTCTAATAAACTTTTGTAACTTACTTAAAAACACTACTGCGTCCATTTCTTTCTCCTTTTATTGGTTATATTAACAATTCCACTTACGTAAAGATTTATTGATTCTAGAATCAGGATCTCTTGCCGTCTTAGCTGATGTTAATCTTTTTTTCATGCCTTTCATTCTAGCACAAAATGACTTTCTTCTTTTAGCAGATTTAGAACCAGGTTTCAACTTACTAGGTTTAGTTGTAACTGCCATTGATAATTTTGATCCAGGATTTGCAGCTCTATAAGATGCAATACCTTTTTTATTTAATCCACCTGATTCAGATTTACCTTCTTTACGTTGCCATGCTGGAGTTGATCCAGATGCTAACATTGCTCTTCCTTTTCCTCTTAAAGATATATCGCCCATTAGTAATACTTAGTAACTTTTCTTCTATTAGACATTACTTTACCACAACCTTTTGCAATTCCACCATTTTTAAAATGTTCAACTGGATTATATTCTCTAGTTGAATCTTCTGGATGCAATGAATTTAAATATTCAAATTCAGTTTCTTCATCTGTCATTTCTTTATACTTTTTATTTCTTAGTTCTTCTAATTTTTTAAACTGAGCTTGTCTTGCTTTTTCTGCATTGTAATATTTATTAGCCATTATTTCCAACCTCTCATAGCAACTTTTGGTTTACCTCTAATTAATCCACCTTTAGCTTTTCCTGGTGGTTTTGGTTCTACAGGTGGTTCTATAGGAACAACAACATCATCTTCTGTATTTCCACCAGTTCCAAGTTCTTCAGCAAGATCTATAAAATCTTGTCTTGTTCCACCTTTTTTGGCTAGATCAATAAATTGTTGTCTTTTAGATTTGCCCATTGTTTTTTATTTTGGAAAACCTTTTTTCATATTAGAGTAAGCTTTTTTAGAAATAGTAGATTTAGATTTAGGACGACTTATTCCTAATTTTTTTCTTCTATTTATATTTGCATATAAACCTGGTTTAGATTCTCCACCTTTTTTAAAAACGCCTCTGCCTTTTAAAACATCAGCTCTAGTAACTTTACCATCACCTGTTAAATCAGGAAGTGTTCCTTTTTTCAAACCAACTCTAACAACTCCTTTTCCTCTTAAAGATATATCGCCCATTATCTTTTGCTACTCATCATTTTGCCTTTTTTCTTCTTAGACATTTTAGAAGTTAAAGCATCGGCTTTTTTCATTTTGCCAGATTTAGTTTCCATATATCCTTTTTTTTCCATGCTAGTTTCTTTTGATTCCATGCCCATAGATTCTGCACCTTCATGTGCCATTGATTCATCCATAGCCATACCACCTTTTTTGAAAGCAGCTCCCATACCTTTAATAGCAATTCCACCGCCTTTAAAAGCTGGTCTTGGTCTTTGTTTATAATCGTTTCTCATGTTTACTCCTTGTTATTTTTATTAGCCATCGTTCGTGCGATAGATTCACCTGAGCGTCCTACTACATATCCACCAAGACCTATTTGTAACAATGTCCAAACATCTCCTGGAAGTTCAAATGTAATAACCGTTCCCAACATTAATTTTATAACAGGTCCAATAATATAATTCCAGACCAAAATAAAAATTAACACATACATTAAAAGAGGTCTCCAGCTTGCTGAAAACCAACCTGCTTTAGCTTCTGCTTCAACAATAGAGGCTGCAGCTTTTAATTCTTCTGTACTAGATTGTAATAATTGTTGATTAAGTTGTGCTTTTAATTTTTCTTGTAAATCTTTATCTGGAACTGACTTTTCAATTGTTGAAAATAATATTTTAGCTAGAGGTGCAATAGCTCCAAGCATTGGTAACATGGATTAAAACCACTTAGCTGATCTTTTTTTCTCTGGTAAAATGCTTCCTTGACCTTGTACTACATCAGATTGAGTTTCATTTGGTTTTGACATCTCAACATCAACTCCACCAACTAAATAACCTTCTGAATTTGTAAATTTTGAATGATTAACTTCTTTTGTCATTGAAGCTGGAGAGAAAGTTCTAACTGAATTAGCTAAACCACCTACTGCCATTTTTTTTCTAGACATTCTTGCTTCAGATAAAGCAATAGCGATTGCTTGTTTAGGATTTTTTACTTTTTTTGAAGATCCACCAATGTTAAGTTCACCTTTTTTGAACTCTCTCATTACTTTACCAATCTTCTTTTGTTTTGAATTCATTTTCATAGCCATATGTATACTCCTTTTTTGTTATTTAACAATAATTATTGTATTTTTTTATTTGTATTAGAAAAATGTTGTTTTGCAATAGATGTTGCTGCTCTTAATTCAGCTAAATCTTCATTTTGTTGCAGTTTTTCTTGTGTATTTGATTGATTCATCATAGCTCTCATCTTATCTAGATTAATTCTTTGCTCACCTTCTTGTTTTTTTCTATAGTTTTCTTGAGCTTGTAGATCTAACTCTCTAGCTTTTAATGCAGCAATAGGATCATTATCAAATTGTGATGTAATTTTCTTTTCTTCATCCATAAATTCACCCATCATCTCAGCAATTAAGATTGCTTTTCTAGATTCTAGTTTCATTTGAAACTGTTGAACCTGTGCTTGCATTTGTGGATTCTGTAAAGCTTGTGGATTTTGAGACATCATTTGTATTTGTTGTAACTCTTGTGCAAATTCTAATTCAACTTGTTCTAAAGCCATTAAAGAAATATGTTCAAATATATTTTTCTCTAATGATCCAACTATCATAGGATTATTTTTTGCAATGTTAGTAGACATAAAACTTAAATGAGAAGTTATATGTGCTCTATGATCTTGTCCTCTAAATGCTTGGAATGGTTGTCCACCTAATGCATCAATATGTTCTAATGCAGGATCTTTAGGCATTGGTTTTGCAGGTTGTATTAAAATCTTATCAATATCTTTTACTCCTAATGCTTCATACATTTTTCTGTAAATCTCATACAGATTATGAATTTGTGGATTAGATTGTGCAAGTTGTAATTCAGTTTGTGCTAAACTGATTCTTTGTGTTTGAGAAAATATATTTGGATCAGCAACTGGAACGATATCTATTCTATCATCAAAGTCAGCTTGTTTTATATTTTTTTCTCCACCTACAACATCATATGGATATTCTTCAGGTAGATATAATTTAAATACTCTAGATAATAATTTGAATTCTTGTTTTAACGAAGAATATAATCTTTTATGAATAGCAGACATTGTTCTGCTTCCTCTTTCAAGTAAAGCTACGGTTGTACCAACAGCTGCTTGTTGATTACCATCACCTACTTGCATATCAGCAATAGAAGCAAATCTTTGACCAGCAGAAACAACAACACCCATTAATTGTAATAATGTTTGAGAAGGTTCTTTGTATGGTAAAGTCATAAATGCATCTCTAAGGTTTCCCCCTGGAGCATCTACATCTCTCCATTCACCTGGCTGAATAGATTGAGCATCATCTCTAATTCTAATACCACGCATTTTAAATCCTGCTGGTAAATTAGATAAAGTTCCTGCATCAATTAATTGTCTTAAAGCAGAAGTTGCAGTTCTTGATAGTCCACCAATCATATGTATTAATCCAAAGCCATAAAATCCTAAGCCCGGTAAAAATTTGAAATGTACAAAGTAATTAATTTTATTTTTCTTAGGATCAGCTATTTCGTAATTTCTACGAATAGATAGAATTTCACGAGAGCCTTCTTCTATCGTCACGATATAAGGAAGTTTAATT